AAAAAGAAATAGTAATAAAGAACATTAACTATGATGCACAAAGATACTGTTTTAAAAAAGGGTTTATAATTTACCCTGTTGTTAGTAGCAATGGTTTTAAAGTTTGGTATCAGTTAGGTCATAAAGGAAAGCATTATATGAATGGTAAAGAATTTAACAGAGAAGAATCATTCCAAGCAATTTGGGATTTATATACAAAAATTTACGAACACGATAAAAATAAATAATATGAGATTAGCAGCTTGGGAAATAAGTTTAACATTGATAAAAGGAATTTTATTTGGTGTACAAGAGAATAAATACATTGAAAAAGGTGTAAAGGTAAAAGACTTTGAGATATATGTTGGTCTATTTAAAATAACAATAACATTAATATACATCCAAAACACATTTTAACGTTTCATTAACATTTATTAAGAAAATAATTTGTAGATTTGTAGTGTCAATAATGACAATAATTTAAAAACAAAATAAAATGAAACAAATTTTAAAATTAAAAACAATCGAAGGTATGCAAAGAACTGTTAACTACACTAAAAGTGATTTAAAAAAATTATCAGACAATCCTTTTAAGTACAACAGGAAAACAACTAAATCACACATAAACTCAATGTTAAGTAGTATTACAAAGTGGGGTGTGTTAAGAAATCCTATTATAGGTATTGTTAATAGCACAGGAAAAAAATACATTGCTGATGGTCAGCACTTGGTAAAGGCAATTATATCTTCTAAAAATATTCACAACATTGAATGTATTGAGGTTTATGTTGAAAATGAGAAAGACTTAATTCATTTAATTTCAGACTTAAACACTTCGTCTAAATCTTGGGGATATTCAGAGTTCTTAAATAGTTGGTTAAACTTTGGTAAAGATGCTCTTGAATTTGAACAATACGCAGCTTACCATAAAGTTGATATGGTTAGCCAAAAAACATCTTTATCATTGGCTCTTATTGTTGATATCTTATGTAAGGATAATAAAAAATTTAAGACAGGTTTAGCTGAATTAAAAGACCCAACATTATCGACTATAATATACAAGACTTTAGATAGACTAAAGCAAATGAATTGTCCTGCACATCAGCTTTATGGTGCTAAATCATATATAGAAAACACTTATAAGAAAGGCGATTTAGATGTGATAACGTTAACCAATAGAATTAAATATCTTATGAGATGTAAAGATGCTTTTGTTCCAAGTAACAGAGAACAATTTAAGAAATACTTATTTGGTTTAATGAATTGTAGTGATACAGAAATTAGAGATTATATTTATGGAAAATGGATTGATGTAAGTGTTAATGAGTAGATGAATATAACAAACGAAGATAATATGGAGTTAATGGCGAGGTTTAAAGATAATTACTTTGACCTCGCTATTGTTGACCCACCTTATGGTTTAGGAGATAAAACCACTAAAGGTGGTTGTGATAGAAATTCACAAGTAAGGTTTAATGAACATAAATGGGATGATGCAATACCTAATAATGAATACTTTGATGAGTTATTTAGGGTTAGTAGGCAACAAATAATTTGGGGAGGTAATTACTTTCCTTATATTTGGAAAGATGGTTGTAGAGGATTGATTACTTGGGATAAAATGGTTTATATACCTACAATGAGTCAAGTAGAATATGCTTGGTATTCAGAAGATAAATTACCAAAATTAGTTAAGATAAATAACACCGATAAAGACAGATTACATCCAACACAAAAGCCTGTAAAACTTTATGAATGGTTACTTATGAATTATGCTAAAGANGGNTATAANATACTTGATACTCATTTAGGAAGTGGAAGTATTGCAATAGCNTGTCATAATTTGGGTTTTGAATTAACTGCTTGCGAATTAGATAAAGACTATTACGATTCTGCAATGAAAAGACTTAAGCAACACCAAGCACAAATAAGAATTTTTTAAAATAAATAANTATGAAAANAGTAACAATAACATTAATATACAATTAAATAACAAAGAGAGGTGTAAAAGCCTCTCAATTTAAAACAAACAAAATGATTTATTCTTATAGTAAAAAACTTACAAAAAAAGCCAATGAAATTTTCGGTGGTTACGTTAAAGGAGCGTATATTAAATTGACAGACATTTCTGATATAGAAGATAGAGAAGAACTTATTCACGCCGTTGAAAGTAATTGCAACGTGTTTTCAGAAATATCTAATCAAAACAAGAAAGACATTATTGAGTTACAGGGAGATACAATAGCACTTAACTTTTTTAATAATTCCACAGTTGAATTTCAAGTTAGTGAATGGCTAACAATGAGGTCTATAAAAACAATAAAACAATAATTAAAAGCGAACAAAATGAAAGGAACAAATTGGAACTCTGCAACAGGAGAATACACAAGGATTGTAAACGCAGAAACACAAGAGAAAGCTAACAAAGCTAATTTATTAAGATTAAAGTATAACGCATCTGTTAAAGATATTGCTTATATACTTGGTTTAAGTGAGTCAAGAATAAGAGAATATTTAAGAGAATTATGAAAACAGTAATAATAATATTAGTAGTGCTATTTATTATAGCATACTTAAAAACAAGTAAATTATGAGAAGCACACAATTACATTATGAAACAGGTAAGAATTACGATATTATAGATGTATGTAAAGATTACGCTCTTAACTTTAACAGAGGTAACGTAATGAAATATTTAGCAAGAGCAGGTAAAAAGCAAGATGAATTGCAAGACTTACGCAAAGCATTAGACTATTTACAAAGAGAAATAGAACATTTAGAAGAAGTACAAAAGATAGAAATAGAAGAGGGTAAGTTTTAACTTACCTTTTTTTTATGTTAAAATATGTTAAAATTTGTTAAAAAGTTTTTTTGTATTAAAATTATTTTGTAGTTTTACAAAGAATTTAAAAACAAACATTATGAAAAATTTAAACTTTATTAAAATAGTAAAAATAGCAGTATTTTTAACTGTGTTAACTCTTGGGTTGATAGTTATAATTGATGCTATAAACAACGGAGCAAATTTATAAACCTTAAAAACAAATATTATGGAAACAATAAGAAAGTTTATTAGAACAAAGAAACAAAAGTATAATGTAATGCCATATAAACAAGTAGTGCTTGGTACAGGAGTTATCTGNAAGCATTATTCAAATGGCGAAATAAAAGTAGAAGTATTATGAAAAAAAAATTATTACAAAGATTAGCACAGTTAATGGATTTTAACAAGTCAAAAGAATTAAGAGAAGATTATTTACAACTAAAGTTAAGTGAAGACGATAAGTTTTATTTAACGTTAAAAAACAAATATAAAGATTATGAATAGTTACGAACAAAGATTAAACAAATTAATTGATTTAACAACTACAATGAAATCAATGACTTATTTAAGAAATGAGTTAAAATTATTAAAAGTAGAAATAGAACAAACATTAAACAATAAATAAAATGAGAACTTACACAGAAAAACAAATAGAACAAATTACAGGTGCAATACTAACATCGTTTATTAACCTGCACTTTTTAGAAGAAGCTGCACAAAGTGGTTTATTTAGACAAAGAGTAAAGAACAATCTAAAACGTACATTAGATGACTTAATTCATTTAGAGGCTACATACTTTAATGAAATAGAAAAGGCTGATGAAAATGAACTTGGAGATAAATTAGTAGCAAATAGTTTAGAGTTTATTTCTTTTCTATTAAAGAAGTTTAACTTTAATGACTTCAGTAAAATGCAGGAAGTAGCAATTGCTTATTCAATGGATACAGAAGCAGTAACAAAACTAACAGATGAAATACTAATTAAGAACGGAGCAAAAGAATAATAATTATGAAATATTTAGAAAGAAAAAATAAAATAATAAATGACAAGTACACAGAATATGTTTATGAAGCATTTGACATTCAAAACAAAGAAGAAACAGTAGTAAAAATACCTATTAATTTTAATGAATGTAAAACATTTGATTGGAACATTGGTGTTATTTATGGAGGAAGTGGTACAGGTAAAACTACTTTGTTAAAAGAATTTGGAGATTTAACTACTGATGAATTTGATGAACATAAACCATTGATAAGTAATTTTGATTGGTTAGAACCTAAAGAAGCAACGTTTTTATTATCTGCTATGGGTTTAGCTTCTGTTCCTACTTGGTTAAGACCCTATTCTCTTTTAAGTAATGGAGAACAATACAGAGCATCTTTAGCTTATAAAGTTGGTAAAGCATCTGAAAACGATGTTATATTGATTGATGAGTTTACTTCTGTTGTAGATAGAGATGTTGCTAAAGCTATGAGTAATGCACTTCAAAAATACATTAGACGAAATAATAAAAAAATAATACTTGCATCTTGTCATTTTGATATTATGGAATGGTTATTACCTGATTGGACTTATTCACCATTAAAAGGGCGAGTTGAGAGACCGTCTTGTCGAAGGCAAAGACCAAAAATTGAATTACAGATATTTCGATGTAGATATGAAACTTGGAATTTATTCAAACAACATCATTATTTAAGTGAAGATTTAAACAAAGCTGCTCAATGTTATGTTTTTTTATGGAACAATAAGCCAATAGCTTTTGTAGGAATATTACCTTTTCCGGGAGTAGGCGACCCAAAAACAAGACGTATAAGTAGAATAGTAGTTTTACCTGATTTTCAAGGATTAGGGTTAGGTAAAGAAATAGTTAA